CATCAATGTAACCAATATATGCTTCAGCAAAATCTTCAAGTAATCTAGCACCTTTTTCACCAGTTCCTATGTAACCACCAACATCTTTTCTTGTTACTTTTCTAGCACCAAATCCTCTTTTAGATAAATACTCTGCTTGTGACTCTTTAAGTAAAGTTGCTATCTCTGGATTTTTTGTATCCCAAAGTCTTATAGCCTCATCAAAAGCCAAGTTCATATTTTCTCTACGTCCAACAGATAAATCAGACCTTAATTGATAGCTAACTTCATAGTCTTTAAATTGAGGGTTCTTTTTTATAAATGTGTCGTAAATTCCTCTTACTTCTTTTTCACTTTTACCAGCTATAGCATGCACTAGTTCTCCGCCTTTGCCAGGCTCTTTAATATATAACCTATGTCTACCATTCCATACTCTAGGAAAGTAGTTAGGTCTTTCTGGTATTATGGTAGCACCAACTTCTGGATTTTCTTTTACAGCCCTGTTGTGATATATTCTAGCTTCTGCAAGTCCTCTATCTAAATTTTTAATAATATTTTTTACTATCATAATGTAATTATATCAGGTGCGAATCTGTATTTAGTATCACCATCTTTATCTTTATAGGCTTCTAATACTTCTCGTCTGTTGTTAGATTTTTTAAGAGATATATGAATCCAAGAAAAATCAAATTCATTTATCATTTGGTCGAACTCTACTGCGTTATCTAAAATCCAGTCGTAAATTTCTTTATTACACATTTGACCATCTTTCCAAAATTGTATATCAAGTGCCTCGCCTTTACTATGTTGCGACTTATTACTGCCACCAATAGCACGATTAAGTTCCTTGTTGCGATAACCACTACTAATCCTGATAGGACCAAGATGGTTGCGAAGAGGCTGTAAAATATTTGTAATAATCCTTTGGATATTTTCCAAGTCTTTTTTTGTCGGCTCATTATTTATTCCGAGTCTTTTGGCTGTATTACTTCGAGTAATTTCTGATAACACAAAGTTTTTACTTAGTCTCATTTATGCTACTTTTTTAGTGATTCTATATCTTTTTTTATATTGTCTATTTGATATTGCAATTTTTCGTTACTAAAATCAAATTCGATTCTAGTCACTTCATTTTTTGGTAAGCTTTTAGCTTCGTTTATTTCGTTTTGTAAAACAATGTACTCACCAAGTAATAAAAACAAAAAAGCACAAATAGTAAATAATGTTTTTAAGGTTATACTAAATGTAGTGTCTTGTATTTCTTTACTCATTTATCTTTAATTTGATTAGCAGCTAACAACAACTCTATCTTGTGCAACTTAGTAGATATATCTGCTAATATAACTTTTAATTCATTATCAGATTGCTCTAAATGATATACCCTAGAAGATAACTTTGTTACTTTAGTTTGTAGATTAGTCCAAACTCCTACACCAGTAGATAATAACACCACAACTGATATTATTAATTCTATTATTCCTATTGTTATTTGCATTTTATTTAATTAATGTAAAGGGAATGAAAATAATATATTGAAAAGGTAGCAAAAAAATATACTATAATCAAACCCTTTTTTTATTATGATACGTTTACTACACCTCTATTATTCCATAATAGACCTGATGTTTTAGGTCTTGATGTTGGTAGACTTGATGCGTCTATTTCTTGTGCTATTTCGTTACTTTGTATATATCTTCTTAACTCATCTATATCTTCTTTTAGTAGTTGTATTTGATATATAAGTGCTGCCTCTCCTTCAAAAGCTTCAAGCTCAGTATGTTTTGAGTTATCATAAGTAGACTTTAGAGCTGCCAACTTACTACCTGTTTTATTGTGTATTGTGCCTGATTTTCTACTTGCTAGTGCCATATTATATTTTTGCTATAGATACTAATGCACCATATACTCTTGATGTACTAGATTGTTCGACTTGTAATAATAAATAATTTATTGCTGTGCTATTAACATCAGTTATATCAAGTAGTGTTCCTACGTTACCACTACCTTTTGATGAGGTACTAGCACTATCTACACTTCCTTCAAGTACTTTAAATGATTGTGTGTCGTTACCATAAATTAAAACCTCAGTAGCTTTAAATCCTCTAGGTATTGATACAGTAGCATACATTCTTAATGATGAAAACGATTCTAACCATCTAGTAGTTCCTATCTCATCTATCATTACTGGTCTACCTCCTTGATTAGGAATAAAATCACTATGAAGTACCTTAATTTTTGTTATGCCTGGTAATATATTTCCTGATAAACTTAAATCCCCTTTTAAACTATCATAAGTCATTCCACTATCACCACCAAAAGAGCCACCATCATTAAATTGTACTTGTGTATCTGAACCACCTGGAGTTACAGGTGATGAAGGAGGTGAATTAGCTATAACATTAGTTAAATCAAATGTTGATATAGCTATAATAGAAC